AAACTGTTCAGGTAATCGTCTACGTCTCCGTCATCTAGAGCAGCATACGCATCAGATTTGTCCTGAACATTTCCCATCACTTGAAGGGAATAATAAAGGGAAGTCTGGGGCGATTCAAGCCACTGCTCAACGAAGTCTTCATCGTAAGTTACAACATCACTCCAAGAGTTGAAGCTATAACCGTGAGCAAGTCCAGTATTATTAAGAAGGGTCATGATGCCATCAGCAACACGCTTGTAGTCATCCCAACCAACTTCAGAGGCGATCTCAACATCACCATATTCATAAGTCTGTACACCAAAGGTGTCACTATCTCGATCCACTGTACGTGCAATCGGTGGAGCAATCTCGGGGGCACAGGTGTAACCATCACGGTCCACGGAGCGGTAGCTACAAGACGCTGTGGGAGCAATTGCAAAGGCTCGGACCATCTTGTTGTACCGAGCCACTTCAGCGGCTTCCTGGATCCCCTGGGCTAGAGCTTGGACTAGGAGATAGGCGGGGCTATGTCCACGTCCACCGTTGTTATACACATCCAGTGCTTTACCGAATTTCTTGTAGCTTACGTTATGACGCTTCAAGAGGTTAGCAAGCCCAAGCATACCGAGTCCAACTTGTCGATCCACCGTTGAAGAGAGATACTCGCCTGATTCTCCGACGCCTGTCTTTGAATGGAGTTCACACAATTCCGACATGCCGTGTACGAAAGCGCGAGGGATGTCGTCGATTTCACAGGCACCAAGATTGACGTGCTGTAAGAGGCATGTTCCTCGTGAGGGCAAGTAAACTTCAAGACAGACATTTCCGTAGATTCGGTTTCCATTGTTGTCATACCTAATTTTGTTTAGCCAGATGTCACCTCGCTTGATACCTTCAAGCAGCTCTTCTTTACACGTCGCATCCTTCCACATTTGGTCGGTAAGGTTGACGCATCGTTTAACCCAAGGAAGTTCGTGACGTGGGGCGTTGATAAATTCAAGGATATCAGGGTGATCGAGATCCATGTGCAGCACCACAGCCCCATTCTTGTAGATGCCACCACGGCGGAGTGTTTCATTTAGGGTTGAGTAAATACGACCAAATGAAATAGGTCCAGAAGCAGTCAACCCCTTACCGTTCTCATGACCCCGAGGACGGAGTTTACTGAGATGCACAGCACACCCTGCACCATATCGTAAGGCATGGCTGACAAATCGCCAAGAAGCTTCAATACCCTCAGGGCCTTCCATTGAGTCATCAACAACAAAGACGGTGCATGATACGGGGAGCCGGGAAGTCGGATCATCAATCCAACTCTGCACACGTCCGGTCCGAGCAATAAGTTCAGTGGTGATAGTAGTCACGAGTAATTAACGGTAGTTTGTGTACGAACGTGGATGCACTCCATCACTGGAATCATAGCCACCAATAAATTGGAATCCATATTTCTTGGCTAATGCTTCTAGTTGTTGATTATATTTAGAGTAGGGACCAGCAAGTGGAGCACCGGCTAATCTAACATTTCTTGCACCAGATTGTTTTAGAAACTTGAGCTGTGCTTCTACACTTTTTATGTCACCAGAATTTAATACACCTGACGATAAAATTACATTTGCACCACGATAATAGTCTGCCCCTTTCCTTTTCATAAAAGCTAACTGATCTGCGCTGCTTCTACCCCAAGCTGCTTCAGAGTTTTCGTTACCTTTTGCTCCACCATATCCAATACCTGTAGCAACACTATCACCAGTAACAATAGTTTTACTAGAAGATAGAGGTGAAGGTGAAGTAGATTTAGGTTTAATTTGCGTGTTATTGGAAATAGTTTGAGGGGGTACGAATTGAGGGGTAGGTGGTGTTGGTATCATGGATGGGGATGTGCCTTGTGATTGTATTTTTAAAGCTTCACTTAAAATTTCTTTTTGTGTTTTTGTACCAACGTTGTTAATCATTTCTTGATTATGCAACGCCCATTTTCTTAAATTTTCTTTATTGTTCATTTGACAAGATCTCCAAGTTCAGGTGGTTTGTAGTTAGGACCCTTCAGGACCTTACCATCTGCCCGGTAAATGGGCTGTCCATTTTCATCAAGTTTGGACATATTAGATTGATGGACACGATCCAGTGCTTCATCTAGATCCCATCCTTCATTAGCTGCATATTGATAACAAACGTACACAAGGTCAGCTAGTTCCTTTAGTACATGATCAAGTGGTTCGTGATGGTAAGCTTCGTGAAACTCATTCCACTCTTCATCGATCAAAGCTTTCTGTTTCAGTCTCCCATTCGTCCCAGATTGAATTCGATAGGACTCTCTGAACTCGGCTGCTTGTATTGAATTCAGGCTTGGTTTCATAATCGACTTCATTCTGTAAGTAGTGGATAGCTTTTTCTAGATCTTTAATATAGGCATGAGACATGCTTTTGCCTTCAATGCCTTTCTTCCCAGCTCGGCAGATGTATTTAACAGCGTTACCAAGATGGAAGTTTAGTTCCTGTCGTCGGATAAAGTCTCCGACTTCCCAGGAATTGCCATAGTGAGAGGGTGACTCGGCCATTGTTTTACTAGGTTAGATACGGTGTTAGATAGTGCAAAGCATTGACGTTGAAGCGCAAGGAACACCGTGATGATGTCCTCCTTCTTAGCTTCAGGTTTATTTAAAATGTCCTTCAGTTGTCTCATCTTTAGATCCTGCTCCATCGTCAACTCGATAATCGGCGGCGGGGGTCCAAAGGATTGGGGATTGGTTGGCATGGTCATAATCATCATTGGTGAGGATCTTTGCGAGCCTCGCGTTCTCCAGGGCGACATCCTCATCAAGGTCTTTTTCAGCAAACGCTTCCACCACGGTTTTCCATGTGTAGCCTTCTGCTTCAAATAATGAGACGGCACGTTTAATACCAATACCGGGTACTCCGGCATATCCATCAGTTTGATCTCCTGCTAGTGTTTGGATGAGATGCCACTTCCTTCCCTCTTCTTCGGTCACACTCATCTCCTCCTCCATGTTGTAAAGGCGGCCAGGGATCTGGCGCATATCCTTATCAGGAGAGCAGATGATGTTACCTGGGTTAGCA